ACACTTTTGGTATTCAAGAATTTGGTCTTTATTCCATTCTACTGGAACATTTGCTTTTTTTAGAAGTGGATTACCAAGGTAATGATTAATATCTGTCATTCAGATATTTATTCAGTCTTTGGTGCAGAGTCCTCTAGATGTTTTTTGTATGCAGCTTTGACTGAATCAGTATGAAACTGTGCAACCATCGCTTTTACGTCTGCACTTTCTCCAGATGAATCTGAGTCTGGTGCAATAACATGACGGTGAAAACTTCTTGAAATTTCTACACCATCTTCTTCAATGATAGTAGCAGTTCTTATTTGAATATGCTTGAACTCACCTACTACCTCAATTTTATCTTCTTCTGTACGTTTTGTAATCGCCATTATTTTTCTCCTTTTGTCCACCCCTAGTATCCACTAGAGGTATAAAGTTATATATTATCCAGTTCTATAGTACATAGAACCTTGCATGAATGTATTGTTATTTATTTGAGAAGTGCCCATATATCCATCACTTGTTCCACTAGTACCACTCATTTGAGTTACCCATCCAACGCCAACCGAACCACCACCTATTTCAATACCTAAACTACTAACACCACTTGCAAGGTTAGTATATCTATTAATTACACCAGAACCACCATCACTACCAGCGTTATTAATTGGTAAACCACCAATCATAGTATAGTTTCCAGTTATACTTCCTTTGTTTGTTAAAGTAAAACGAAAGTTCACGAAAACAAATTGACCAATTTTGATATAAAAACCAGCTCGGGCGCCATATGCAGAGGCTTCATTTCCACCAATATCTCTCAAAGTTGGAGTCCAAGTGCCTTCTTCATAATCGTCCAGATGATTAACTGCTGTAGTACCACCAAGGTAAATTCCACCACCTAGAAACAAATCTTTAAATTTTCCAGATGCATATCCTAAGTCTACTGTTCCATCAGCAACTGCATTATTCTTAAATGGAGTGTATGCTGAAGTATCAAAACGTAAACCAGATTTATTACCAGTACTTCTGACTAGTAAGTTAGTACTGTTTATATCAATATTGCCTTCAGTAGCAAGAGCAATGTTATTACTTACCGTAACACTTCCAGAACCACTTCTTGTTGCAATTGTATCTACTTTAATTGTTGACATTTATTTCTTCCTCAATCTTATTTATATGGTCTTTAAACTCATCTATTTTTTCCTATTACTGTGACAAATATGTTATTTGAAAATGCATATAACGAGTAATACCAGCAGATATAGGTGCTGCTGTCCAAGCACCAGTTCCCAAATACTGTTGATACATATTAGTACTACCACCTTCTAAAAGAACCATAAAATTTGGTTTATCTCCATGTTGATGATTATAAGTAGATGCGGCCGTTACTGTTCTTATTTGGGCAGCAAAAGGTAATCCAGTTATAAGGTCTGGTGTACCACCACTAATAGCTAAAGTAGCGGCAGATAAGTTAAACGTAGCTGACACTAAATCACCTACTTTGGTATAAGCACCAGTTATAGTTCCAGCAGAAAGCGTAGCTCCAGATATAACTGGCGTCCAAGTGCCTTCTTCATAATCGTCAAGAGCGTTAGCATCTGCTGTATCACCGTTAAAAGTAATACCCCCATTATGTTGAACACGCATACGTTCAGTGAGAGCTGTCCTAGCACCACCACCAGAAGTAGATGTGTGGAAAGTTAAAGCAGAAGCACCAAAATCACCTATAGCCAATGATTCCATTTTAGATGTAATTCCAGCGGCTGCAGAACCACCATCATTATCTTTAAATTCAATTTTTCCTAAAACTTCACCACCAGAAAGTGTAGTATCTTCATTGTCTAAAACAATATTACCATTTAGTGTAGTTGCACCAGTTACACCAAGTGTACCACCAACCGTTGCGTTTGATACTACTTCAAGAGTATCACCAGATTCAATCTTGACTTTGTTTGCATCTGCACCAGATGTTTGTCCTGCTATTGTTGTTACTGTAATTTTACTCATATCTATGCCACCACAAAGTTACCGTTGATTGTGATGGTAACTCCACTCGCAACCGTTAACGGCCCAGCTGCTAATCCATTGTTAGTTGCATCAATGGTTACACTGGTGTTTAATTCTGCTTCATGGACACGAATAATATCTCCAGCACCACCAGATGTTTCTCCAAGAAACTTACCACCACCTAAACCAGATGCACTAACTCTTTTAAAAGAACTTGCAGATGTATCAAAGATAACAAGTTTATCTCCAGATGCAGACTTGTCAACATCAGCATTTGCAAGTGTAGTTGCAGAACCTTGGATTGCGCCGTTTCCTACTGTAGTTAATAATGCCATTTTATTTTCCTTTTAACATCTTTTGTAATTCAGACGTAGAACCTACAAACAATGCATTAGTTACATTCTTAGGTGCGTTACTTGGTACTTCTTTTAACTTTTGCATTTTCAGTTGTAACTCACCTAACTTTTCTGTTACGTCTGCAACATTCTTAATCAATTGACCAGCAACCTCATAAGACCGTGGATGTTCACTTTCTTTTGCAAGTTCTAGAATACCATCTATCGCATCTTGACCTCTTTCAACCAACTGATAAAAATTTCTACGTTGGTACTCATAATCATTGTCTACCTCTTTTGGAACTTTGACCTCTGGTAAAGTTACTGTAGAGGTTGATGTTTCTACAACATCAGTAATACCTAAAACATTATCTAATACGTTTACGCTGGTTTCTTGGGCCATGTTACGTTTTTCAATGTCCTACCATCTTCTTCAAGAGCTGCGTTTTTACCATTATTATGTGCTGGTAAATCACGAAGTTCTTGACGATAGGTTTTCATATCAGCGGACATTGTTACATCAGAATTAGCAGTCCAATCTGTTTCAGCGAGTTTTGCATCTCTTAGTATACGAAGTTCTTTCATAGGTGCAGCTGCATCCATAGCTGTCATCTTTTCTGATACTTGTTGCCAAGTTACACCCCACTTTGAAGTGTCAGCTGTTTCGACAGCCGTTCCGTCAGATTTTGAACCAGTAACCTTTCTGAACATTGCGTTAAACTCTTCTACCTTTGTAGGTTCGCCACGCATAACCCACTCAGTAATACCAAGTTCATTTAATGCTTCTGAAGCTGTTGCCATTTTATATTCTCCTAAGTAAATTCTTTTCTATATTTATAACTTCAGTCATATTTATGCATATGGTGAATCACCTAAAGTTGCAGTATCCCATGCAGCTTTTAATTTTGCAATTGTATCTGCATTTGTGATTGCAGAAGCAGCTGGTGCATCTCTAAGTTTTTTCTTCTTTGCAACTGAAGCAGTTTTTGCAGATGCATCATCACCCTCAAGTGCTTTCATATACACTACATCTTCTGCTTCTAGAAGAGGTTTTCTAACTTCACGAATTTTCTCTAGAAAGATTTTTTTCGCTTCCGTCACATCCTCCGAAATAGTTTTTCCATCAATAACCCATGCACCACGAAAATGTCTATCGGAGGGCACAGTTGCTTCTGAAGCATCAATGGACTTTCCATCTTTATCAATAATTGAATTTGCCATATCTTATCTCCTAATTAAGCGGCCATGTCAACTGCAACGTCTTCAGCGATTTTCCACGAGTTTCGCCATTCTCTTGTCGCAGGCAGTTGATTTCTACGACAGATTACCATCTTGGGTTTGTTACCTTGATTCCAATTTTTCCATACTGACATAGGAACATCTTTCTGTATTAAATATTCAATGGCCTGTTCTTCTGTCATAGCATCAATTGGTTTCATATCATGTAACAATTCTTTTCCTCTTGTATGTTTTACAAAGTCTGGTTGTTCTTCATCTTTTTTTAGTTCCCAATACGAACTTACTGGTGGTAAGATTCCACCTTGTAATGCACACGCCATCCAGTTTGGGTCTGCGTGTAAAATCTTTGCTGGTTCATCTGGACTATCTTCATACACTACACAAAATTCTGTTTGAAAAGGTTCAAGGTTTTCTTTTGCCCAACCAAGTCTATCCCATAAATGTGTTCCTTGAAACTCTGGTGTCTTCATGCTAAGTCTCCTACAGCTAACACTCTAACCTCTTCATTATCTTGATATCCAGCTGGGTCGCCTTTGTAAGACGCAACCCTAATTTTACCAGTAGTCTTACTGCTATTTGATTGTTTGCCTAAGAAACTTCTATTTCCATAATCATTATCTTTCATATCACTAACATCTGCATAATCATCATTTGCCATGTTATTGTTTATAGTTACGTCATATAAGCCTGTTCCAGAGTCTACCATTCCACTAACATTGAAGGAGTCACGAGCAGCTGCCGAACTTGCAGTTCCATCAAAGTTTACCCACACTTTTACTAATCCTTGATTTAATACAGTAGTTGCAGAACCCTCACCACGAACTGTGATTGAGGTTGCAGAAGTATTACCGACTAATGCGTCAGTGTTTATATTTGTTGCGACTACTGTACTCATGATAAGTCTCCAAAAAGTCCACTACACATTTGCATATCAGAATAAGCTGAACCATTGTATGAAAATACACTAGCATTAGTTGCATATGTAGCAACAAAAACATTATTACTACTAACAGTACCACCACTAACATAAGCTGAGTATATACCACTAGCCATTGTATTCGTTTGATTGTGTACTTGCCTGCCTGTACTAGTGTCACCAACTGAAGAAATATTTAAAGAATCAAGAATAGTTGTTCCATCAGCTGTTGCTTCACACCAAGACTTACATAACCCTTGTTGAACACTAGTTGTATTAGAACCCTCACCACGAATTGTCATAGAGTTCGCAGATGCACTTACTAAAGGAGTTGCACCAATATTTGTAGTTGTTGGTAAGGTAATACTTGTTGCAGTACTTTTACCTTGTAATGTATCTGTTACGATTGTACTCATGCTAAATCTCCAACTATATTAACGCTTACCAAATCAATATCATAAAGGGTTGAACCAGCAACTTCATTCATTTGCAAAGCAGTCGTTGTAGGTGCGCTTCCATCAGAACTATTACCAGAAAAAATTCCTACTTGACTTGCGCTGTTACTTCTAGAACTAGTAATAACTGATGAATAATTAATATTACCCATAGCACTAGAAATGTTATGAGTGTATGCGCCTGTTCCTCTATCTGTAATACTAGCAGTATTTAAACTATCTCTAAGTGCAACAGTGCCTGTTCCAACAAAACTACTCCAAGACTTAGTAAGACCTTGAACTAAATTTTGTGTAACACTAGTTCCACCATCACTTTCATAGACAGAAGTATTTTTAATTCTTATATCAGTTCCAAGTGAACCATCACTCTTTCTGATTGTATCTGCGTTTACTTGACTCATACTGCTACAAACCTTCCCCCACTTGCCACTGTAAGTGTTATACCACTAGCTACAGTTAAAGGCCCAGCACATGATGCGTTGTCTCCAGATGCAATAGTTATATTAGTGTTTAGAGTTGCTTCGTTCACACGAAAGATATCACCTTTCTTTGATGCACTAGTAGTACTACCATTCTCTCCTTGAAAAAAACCAGAACCACTACTGAAACCAGAAGCGTTTACATCTGCGTCTACTATTTCACCATCTTTAATAGCTCGAGAAACGATTTGTCTAATTGCCATGTCTTAATCCTTTTTTATTATTTATGCATCTTCTGTATCCGTACCAGTAACTTCATCATAATTTTTTGCGTCTTCAAAGAATGAAGTTGTCTCATTAAATCCAAAGTTATCATCTGCATCTGCACTTGCTGGACTTGGAGTAACATTATATCTTTGTTCTCTCTTAGGTGCATTAATAGGCATATCAGTATACTGGTCAACTTGCACAGACTTAATAACTTTCTGGTCTGTAACTGGGCCGTATAGATAGAATTTTGCAGTAAATGACAGTGTATATGTAATTACCCTTCTATCTTCAAATGAACCCTCATACTCATCTGCATAAGTTACGTTACTTAAAATAATTGGAACATCTCTTGTTGTTCCCATTGAAGAATTA